GATGTTCGCTGGTGGGAAGTTGAGATAATCAGAACTCTCGACCATATCTGGAGAAGTGCGAATGGCTGAAGACACAACATCGCTGCGGATCAAGGTCGAAACCGTTGGCGTTGACAAGGCTGACAAAGGCCTTGACGGTCTTGCAAAATCAGCCCGCGACGCTGAACGCGCTACAGACTCACTTGGAAAAACTTTCAAATCAGCAGGAGCATCAGGCGCTTCTGCCGTTTCTTCATTCCGTGGTATTTATGCTGCACTTGCCGGTATAGGTGCGCTGCAACTCGGCAAGCAGATCATCGAGACAGCAGACTCATTCCAGAATCTGAATGCAAAGCTTATCATTGCAACAGGATCAGCCGAGGCGGCAAATGAGGCATATAACAAGCTGCTGAATGTTGCTCGTAACTCCCATGCTCCGATAGAGCAGACTGCGGAGCTTTATACTAGGCTTGCCTTTTCCACAAAAACAATCGGCCTTTCAAGTGATGCCCTTGTTACTGCGACAGATACCGTTGGCAAGGCCATGCGCCTTTCCGGTGCTGATGCTGCGGCTGCCAGTGGTGCAATCCGCCAGTTAGGTCAGGCGATGGCATCAGGTGTGCTGCGTGGTGATGAATTTAACAGCATCATGGAGACATCACCGAGGCTTGCCAAGGCCATTGCTGATTCTATGGGCATCACCACTGACTCACTGCGTCAGTATGCGGCAGACGGGAAGTTAAGTGCCGCTGAAGTTGGCAAGGCTCTTATCACTCAGAATGCAGTAATCAGCAAGGAGGCAGAGAACTTCAAGGCAACTGTCGGCACCTCGATGCAGGACATACGCAACGAGCTTTTTGACACTTTCGGGAAGACGGCAACTGGCCCGCTTGTCGAATCAATGACCGAGTTGACAAACATTTTCAAAGACCCTGAAACAAAGGACGGGTTGCGTTCATTCGCGTCAGGTGTTGCTGACCTTGCCGGTATGCTTGTCAAGGCGGCGGCGGCGGCTGGAAATGCCGTGACAGCTTTTTCAGATTACAAAAAACTGATGGGTATGGGAGAAGGTGCCGATAAGGGGATGGCTGAAATCAACCAACTCCAGAAAGGCATTGACCAACTAAAGGCAATCCCTGCTGGAGAAGGGGCTTTTGGTTTATTCGCCGGAGGCCAGACTGGCATGGGCATGCAGTTGCATTTATCTCCTGAAGAAGTGCAGCAGCAGATTGCGTCAATGGAGGCATGGAAAAAAGCGCTTGAGGAAACCTACTGGATTGAAAGGCAGGCCGGTGAGCAGAACAAGCAGAACTCTGCTGAAAAGACCGTCAGCATGGACAAGGATATTGCTGCACTTGATGCTTATAGCGAGAAGAAAAAAGCTGAATTACAGGCCGCAGAGGATTTGAAAGATGCAGAACGTGAGGCGGCATCAGAGCGTAAACGCGCACTCAAGGAGGTTGAAAACCTTGAGAAACAGCGCGTGCAGAATATCCAGAATATCATTCAGGGGTTGCGCGATGAGGTTGCTACGCAGGGCAAAACGTCGCAGGAGACAATCGCATATCAGCTACAGCTCTATAAGGCGCTGCCGGAACAGATTGCAGAGGCAAAGCGCTTGCAGGGGCAGAAGGACATTTTCGACCTTGAACGCCAGTTGATGACAGAGGAAGAAAAACTGCGTGAATCTTATGACAGAAGAAAATCGCTGATTCTTGCCAATACGTCATCCGGTGCTGGGCAGGACGCATTGCTTGCGAGAAATGAAAAGGATTTTTCCACTGGAATCATGGGTAGCTGGGGACAGGAACCCACTACACTTGACGGACAGATGGCTAAATTGCAGGAGGAATTTGACGCAAAATACGCGCAAGCACAAGGGCACGAACAGTTGATGTTCGACCTGAAGGCAGAGTATGAGGAAAAAAAGGCGCAGCTTGTGAATGGATATTACACACAGCAGCTTGATAATGCCGCGTCATTGTTCGATGGAATGGCGGGCATGGCAAAAACATTTGCTGGCGAGGAATCTAAAGCATATAAAATCCTGTTCGCCACCAGCAAGGCTTTCAGCATTGCCAAAGCTATCATGAACATGGGCGTCGCCATTTCAAACGCGAATACTGTGCCTTTTCCTGCCAATATAGCCGCTATCGCGTCAGCAGCAGCACAGGGCGCGTCAGCGCTTTCAACGGTACGCGGGGCCAGTTTTTCTGGCGCGTATGATCAGGGTGGCGTTATACCTTCAGGCTCTTTCGGGCTTGTCGGCGAGAAAGGCCCTGAATTGGTCAGAGGGTCAGCCAATGTAATCGGCAGGAAAGAAACTGCGTCACTGCTTGAAAATGCTGGAAACAACAAGCCAGAGGTAAAAGTTCTTGTTATTAACTTGCTGGACAAGACAGAGCTTATCAACAGCTTCAAGAATAGCGATGAATTTGACGAGGTTATTGTTAATTCATTGTCACGGAATCAATCAGCATCACGGGAGGCAATGGGCTGATGCCAAGTCATAGCGGAACAGATTTTACATTCCACAACTCTCTTGAGAAAATCAAGTCATTCCTTATTAACTCAAGTTCTCTATGGACATGCGTAGGCGACACGAAATCAAGTGCAGTTGAGCATACTGGAGGTGAGTATCAGGCTGGAACTGCAACATTGTCAGGAGAGGCGGCCAGAACGATTTATTTCAAGTGTACAGGATATGATGACCAGTCAGAATGCTGGTTCGCGCTTTACAATCTTAACAGCGCATCGAGTTATTTCACCATTGCAGTGAGGGGTATTCATAACTATGTTGAGGGTACGGCGCTGACTTCAGTAACCGCAGGAGTTCCTTATGCGTCTTCTCCATGTTATCTGCCGTGCAATAATACGCAGCAGCGCTACTACATTACCGGAGATGAGCGAAAAATAACGCTTATGGTCAATGTTGACAGCAGACCGCAAATGTTGAGTTTCGGAATGTTCTTGCAGGGTGGAACTCCAACTGAATATCCAAAACCAATGTATGTAGGTGGCAGCATAGGTGCATACAATGTGCTTGCAGGTAATGTGACTGCCACTACAGGGTCAAAAGCGCTATTCTCGCCCGGCACAGGTTCAGAGGTTTCAACGCTTTATGTTTATGGGCCAGATTCAGTGTGGAAGACTTTTTCAAACTATACCGCTCAATCAGACACGTTACAAAATATAACAAACAGTGCAAATGATGCTACAGAGTACAATCACACGATGCCTTTCACTATGCTTTGGCCTGCTGCGCTTAACATTGACGCGAGGTCTTGGGGTAGTAGTGATGTTGCTCTTTTCCCTATTTCTTTTTACCAGAAGCGAACGAGTACAGACCGGAATGATGTGCTTGGCGAGTTTGACGGGATATTTTATATTTCCGGCAATGCAGCAACGCCGCTTGCAGTTGAGGATGTGATAGATATAGGTGGCCATGATTATATTGTATGGCGGCACCCGATTTTACAGAATGCAAACAGCTATTGCGCTGTCAGGATGGAGAATTAACATGACGCATCAGGCAGGAACGGTAGCCTCTACAGATTCAATGCTGCTTGCACTTGAGACATTCTGCACAACTTACGCTGGTTATTCGGTTATAACAGGGTGTGTTCCGTCAGCAGGTCATGTATCAAATACGCACTGGAGTACAGTCACTTCAAGGATTTATCGCAAAACAGGGCAGGCAGACATTCACATTGCATATTGCGGTGCTACAGGATCTGGACAGCCTACGGGCGTTTTCGATGACAAGACAGATGGCGGGTCGAGTAATCTGACAGCAGGAATGATCAGGGCAACACTTGATGCAGATTTGACCGGTGCCAGTTACTCGTGGAACACGAAATCCTATTATATAGGCGCATCGTATTCTGGGTCTGATTACAAGTGCATAGATTCATGTGTGCGGCCAGCTTATGGCGCGACAAAATATCACTTCATCACAAATGGCGACGAGGTTTTTGTCGCGTTCAAGATGGGAAACAGCGGTTGGTCACATTTCTCATTCGGTATGATGGCGAGCAAGGCAGGATCATGGACTGGCGGAACATATTTCTGCGGGACTAATTTTCAGGTTCAGAACTCCGGTAAGCGCGATCTTATTTTCGAGGCTACAAACGAGGATTCGCACAACTGTTTTATCAGCCCGATTGGGGGAAGCCAGACGGCGCGTTACCGTGGCGCTAACATGATACTTCACGCAGAGGTAAGCGGAAAAGCGTATGCGTGTAACCTGTCAAAATCAAACACGCTGACAAGTGATACCGGAGCAACTGGAAAGCTTACAGATATTTGTGCGCCATTTTCAGGCTACCAATACAGTGTTGCAAATGACGGTCATGGAGTGTTGAGAACACCGAATAAAAACAATGGCCGATCAATGGGCATACCGTTTGATATTTTCGGTTATGACACCAATACGGCAACATGGCGATATATGGGGCAGATCACCGGTATGCGTCATGTTAATGTAGAGTGGATTGGAGATGAAGAAATCATAAATTCAGACTGGATAGTTTTCCCTGTTAACAACAGGACTACTCGTGTTGATTATTACACATGCAACACTGGTAACGCTGGCATAGCCTACAAACGATATTCCCTGTCGTCATGACCGCTTATTCAGGATCACTGCCTCCAGTAACGACAGAGCCGCTCAATAATGACGCGGCTTTTGTCATGTTTTTTGATACTACTGAAACTTTAAACAGATACACCAACCCGCTTGCAACAGACTATTCTGTTAATCCAGAATCAAATGATTGGGATAATGAGCGCGGTGCGTTATCTGGTTCGTGGGTTCGTGGGCAGACACCATTAAACTCTCATGCAAATTCAGGAACGCAATCAGGAAAGATATTGCGCGATTTTTTCTATGATGTTTTGCACATTTTGCCTATACCCTATACAGGTGAATTTACACCAAGGGTAAATGTTGGCAGTATTACAAAAACAACTGTTTCAGATCAGCAGTTGTGGAATGCTTTTCTTACAAGCACAACAATCAGCGCGACTACTTACACGCAGTCAGGTGTAGAGATAGACACGACAGGGATAACGCTATTCCCTAACCAGTTGCGCACATTTGACCTTACAACTGAAGGCGTTGGTGCCAGCAGGATAAACTGTGATGTTACTTTCGAGACAAATAACGGCGATTGGTCGTTTACTGTTGTCGGGTTACGGACGTATGCGCCTCCTATATGGGCGCTGGTTCCGGTAAAGGAAACAATCAAGGTTAAAACATGGACGTTCACCAGTGAAAATGGAAAAGAGCAGCGCATGGATTTGCGAGCAATACCTCGCCGTGATGTTTCTTTCGAGTCGTTTCTAAATATCCTGCAATGGCTTTCCATGCAGAACATTATAAAAGCGAGAAGAAATAATAGTGCTGCAATACCGATATTTCACGAGGCATCATTTACAGGAGCTGAATATCAGACAGGTGATACTGTTCTTGCAGTTGAGACAGACAATGCAGAGTATTATGTCGGTGGGTATGTTGGCGTTATGGATGGGTCGAATGGCAATACCCATTTTTCAGTTATTGAGTCATTGACAGCAGCATCAGTGACAATGGGAATGCCGCTTGAGGCAGATTTCTATGATGTGCGTATATTCCCGATGATGGTTGGTTATTTCACTGGCGCTATTGCTGACAAGGCTTTGCCATACATACAGGGACTTGATTTTGCAAGGTCGCATACATTGGCAAACCACAAAGTCGGATTCCAGTTCCAGACAACTGACGGAGATGATATACGCGGTTATGTGTCACCGTACACGCTTGACGGGCTGAATATAATAGAGTGGTTGCCTGAAAATCAGGGAGCTGATCGGCATGATATAAAAATGTGGGATGTAGACTTCGATTATGGCCGGATAGTAACAGGAACATCAGAGCCTTCATCACGCATTGGAAGATCATTCAAGGTTACGTTAAACGGAAAATCTGAAATATGGGACTTCCGCAGGTTTGTTCATACTCACACAAACAGGACTCCTTTCTGGTTTACGACAAACCTTTACAGTCTGTTGCTTGCTGAAAATGTAGAGATAGGAGCAACAGCAATAAGTGTTTACGACCTTGGGTTTTACGACACGTCAATTTACAGGACAGCGCTTGCTATAAAACACCCTGATGGCACAGTTAATTACAGGCTGATAGATTCCATGACAAGTGATGGAACAGTAACTGTGATTTCTCTTGATTCTGCTCTGACAAATTCAGCAGAGCTTGCGAGTGTAAACACAAAGGTTTCATTCCTTATTTTGGGCAGAATAGATGGCGATGTTTCCCTTGAGCATTTTGGGCACAAATCAATTGCCACATTCAGGGTGACGGAGGTTTACCAGTGAGCTATGAGCTTATAGAAGCAAGCGTTTATGACGGAGATATAGTCGAGCTTTACGAGTTCACGCTTGGTACTACTGTGTGGAGATTCACGAGCGCTTCAACTGACTACACATATGCTGGTAATGAATATATCAGCTATACAATAGACAGGACTAAAAACGAGCGCACAGGTGAAATGAACAGGGTAAAAACCCAAATCTATATGGATGGTAACAATCCGATAGTTCTGTTGTTTGTGCAATCTCAACCGAGAAACCAGATAGGTGTACGTGTTTTTGCAGGTCACCGTGGAGATGATGACTTCAGATTACAATTTTCAGGTCGTGTCCTTAATTGCAAGTGGTCAGGAAACAGGAGTGCCGAGTTAACCTGTGAGCCTGAAATGACAAGCTGGCGCAGGCCATCACTCAAGGTGTCATTTTCAAAAAACTGTCCCTATGTGGTTTATTCGTCAAAGTGCAGAGCGCCGAGAAACTCTGTTGGTGGGACTATAAAATATATCAGCGGTCTTAATATCTACGTTGAGCCAAATATCGCAATAACTGCCGGAAGGTTGATAGGCGGGATAATAAGCGAAGGGATAAACTCTCGCACGATAACATCGCACACTAACGGTACCTATCTCGGTGATAGTGTAGTAATGCTGACCATTACTGCCCAAATTTCAGGTGCTATTGTTGGATATCCTGTAGCCTTGCTGATAGGGTGCAACCATTCAACAACGGCATGCAAGGACTGGCATGACAATATAGACAATTTTGGCGGTGAGCCATACACGCCAGAGAAAAACCCTTTTGTCGGGAAATTTGCATGATGCACCACTTTTCAGACCATTTATATGCAAAGCGCATATCACTTAAGGCTGGTGAATCTGTACGCAAGCACTGCCATTCTTACAGTCACCTGTCCCTGCTTGCATCAGGTCGTGTTGTGCTTGAGAGAAACGGGGTGAAGACATGGCATGATGGTGATGAGTGCATTAACATTGCAGCAGGAGTTGACCACACGATAACGGCCATTACTGATGCTGTCTGGTACTGCATACATGCGACCGACGAAAAAGATGAATCAAGAATTGACAGAGTTTTGATAGACAGGAGATAACCATGCCTTTGATTTTAGGTGTTGCTCTATTTGTTGGGATTGTTATTGGCATTTCAAAAATGCTTTCTCCTGACCAGTCAAAGTCAAAAACCACGCAGATGAAGGATGAATTTACGTTCCCGACTATTTCAACGTCACGCCTGAAGCCAAAATTATATGGTACAAGGTGGATAAACAGCCCTAACGTCGCAGATTATGGGCAATATAAAGCCAGGGCTATCTGGTCGGATGAAGTCTATGATGATTAAGTTGAGACATTTCAGGGAGCTTGGGCATTGTCGTCGTGGCGTTCAGGCGCTTGCTGAATCCTATGGAATAGATTACGAGCAACTGCGCACTACCGGAGTTGATGAATCAGTAATCAAGGCGACAGGAAATGAAATGGCAGAACGTGTTGTTGAACACGCACGTCAGGAGAGTGATCAATGAGCGCTGGTAAGGGTGCGAGCGAGCCAGACCCGATTATTGTGGGTTATGAGTATTACCTTGCATGGCACCTTGTTTTCTGCCTTGGTGGTATAGTCGGAGTTAACGCAATTCGTCTTGCAAAAAAAACAATAATATGGAGTGGTGAATTATTCACGAATGGTGACATTTATATCAGCAAGCCTTCACTCTACGGCGGAAATAAGGATGCTGGGCAGGGAGGATTTATTGCCTATGTTTCTGCATTATTCGGTGCTGCAACACAATCAAAGCCATCATACTTGCCATTGAGTGGAGGCAACCCTTCATATTGTCCTGCCTATCGTGACCGATTTTCAATGGTGTTCCACAACGGTGCTGGTGGTGGCGCTTATGTTGGGAACAGCGGTTCTATTGATGATGTTTCTGCATTGCTTACTGGGGCTGATACTGATATTGCATGGCAATCATCACTGCGATATATACAGGCTGCTGATAACCAGTATCGTGATTTAAACCCTGCGCATATTATCAGGGATTTGCTGATTGGTGATGACATAGGACAGGAGTCAAACGAGGCTGATCTTGATGACGATTATTTTGTAGCAGTTGCGCAGGCTTTATATGATGAAGGCTTCGGGTTGTCATGCCATTTTTCAGGTGGTGAGCCTGTAGAGAATTATATAACAGAGGTATGCAGGCATATAAACGGGCTTGTTTATCAGGATATTTACGATGGTAAGTACAAGATAAAATTGCTACGCGATGATTATGATCCTGATGAAGCAATTGGTGGTGCTGAATTTCCAATCCTATTTAATGAAGACAACTGCAAGCTTAAATCATTCCAGCGCATAGGAACAGGAGAGCAGGTCAACAGGGTTGAGGTTGAGTATTACAGTGTCAGCAAGGATGATAATGAAACGGTTGTTGCATATGATCTTGCCCTGCTTGATGAGCAGGGTGGCGCACCAGTAACAAAGCGTGTTTCATATGACGGCGTTACAAGCAAGGCGCTTGCTGAAAAACTGGCAAACCGTGACTTGAAAGAGCAGTCAACACCTCTTGCGCGTGTGCAACTTGAGTGCAGCAGGGTAGCGAGTTATTTGCGAAATGGGATGGTTTTCAAGTGGAGCAATGACGAACTTGAAATAACAGAAATGATCCTCCGCGTCATGAAAATAAGCTATGGGACTGTTGCAAACGGATCAATCATCATTGATGCAGTTGAAGACGTGTTTGGTTATGGGACTACGGTTTACAGTGGTGATAATCATGATGGATGGGTTGATGAATCAGGTGATCCTGAACTATTAACCAACCGTCTTGTTTTCGAGATTCCGTATTATTTCTACATTAAAAAATCAGGCGCAATACCAGAAGAATTGGGCACGGATGGCGGTATAGTCATGACCGTTGCCAAAAAGCAGACTGTAACCGATAAATCATATTATGTGCATGAAACGCTTGGGACTGATTGGCAGGCTTCCAGACGTGTAGCCGGATTCTCGCCATCCGGTGAGCTGCTGTCAGCAGTTGGGCTGATGGCTGGTGAAATCATTGTTGACCTTGATGACCCCGAATTTGTAGAGGTTGGTTTTGCCTTGGTTATTCGGAATGCTGGTGTTGACGAAATCATGGAAATCACCGGAATTGCTGCTGCCAATAGTCCTTATGATTCAGGCCATGTATTAACAGTCAAGCGCGGGTGTGCTGATACGTTGCCAGCAACCCACTCGGCAGGAACGATGGTTTACGTCTACGAGCGCGGTTATGGGTTGGCATCAGACGGGTTTGGCGATGGCGACCTTGTTAAAATAAGGATGTACCCTACCAATTCACAGGGCACCTATTCAACTGCTGACAGCCCGCAGCCTGCCATTGATACCGTCACAATGGATAGTAGGGCATTCAGGCCGTATCCTCCTGCCAATGTCACAATAAACGGGGAATACTACCCTGCTGATGCAGTAGATCAGTCACCTGATGTTATCGAGGTTGCATGGTATCACCGCAACAGGGAAACGCAGGGTGCAGAGCTTTACGGCTGGACGCAGAACATCGCAACCCTCCCTGCCAATCATGAATACGTGCTGCAATTCCGAGACCCGTCAGACAATGACCTATGGCGAGAGGTGGTCACAACCACGCCTTTTTACTCATGGTCAGAGGCTGACCAGATAGCAGATACGGGTGGACGCCCTGCAAGCATAAGGGTGGTGATATACACCAGACATACGGTAACAATGCTGACAAGCGCCTCATATACCCACGACTTCTCTCACTGACCTGATGCCACGGATGGCAGTTATGCAGCTTTGCACTGTATAAATCAACAGGTATAAATCAATAAAAACCGATTGCATGTATCTATTGAATGATGCAATATTGCACTGTCTCTATTTGATTGAAACAAGGGTTATCTATGAAAATGACACATGATGAATTGATGGAAATTGTAGAGCGTCATGGTAAATGGCTGCGTAATGAGGGTGGAGGATCACGGGCCAACCTGAGCGGTGCCAACCTGAGCGGTGCCAACCTGAGCTATGCCAACCTGAGCGGTGCCAACCTGAGCGATGCCAGCCTGAGCTATGCCAACCTGAGCTATGCCAACCTGAGCGGTGCCAACCTGATCGGTGCCAACCTGAGCTATGCCAACCTGAGCGATGCCAACCTGAGCGGTGCCAACCTGAGCGGTGCCAACCTGAGCGGTGCCAACCTGAGCGGTGCCAACCTGAGCGGTGCCAACCTGAGCGCTGCCAAACTGAGCGGTGCCCAACGAAGAGCAAGCAACCTAAGCC